TGGAAGGTTACCGTCCCCGGCTGTCGCTGACCCTCTCATAGCTAATCGGGCATCTAAGGTTTGTTGAGCATTAACTGAAGATTTAATGTCCCCTACAGTAAAGGAGTATTTGTAATTTTCATCATCTGCAATAGCCACGCCTAACGTATGGTGAGAAATATTCATGTAACCTGCGTCTAACCATAAAGGAGCAATACCTTGTTCCGTAGCAACTTTCTTTTCTTCAACTGTTAAGGGTCTGATAGCGCGACCACTTTCTGGTTGTGGGGCACGTAAAGGGGAGTCCGCTATTAAAATTACACCCCCACCTTCATAATCTGGGAAAAATTCTGTCCCATCATTGTTAACCCATTCCAATTCATTGTAAGCGCTTAATCCTGGCTTCTCTTTTACAAGTAAAAATTTACTGCCGTTAGAACCATCAGAATCAGCCTCATAAAGATAGAAATCCTCATTGTTTAAGGGGACAGTACCTTGAACGTTCACTATTTTTATTTTTATAGGGTCGTTGTTTTGTTCTGTGGGGGTATCAGACCCGTAGGCATACCATTGAGGAGGATGGTAAAGTTGTTGTTGTGTATCGTACTCATTATTGACGGGTGTAATCGAACCTTGTTGATTAAATCTAGTCGCTGTGTTGTTGTAATAAGAACGGGTGATAGGTTTGGCAGCGGCTCTTATCTGTTCCGCGGATTCTCGAAAATGAACTACCAATCCTTTCTTGGTAACTGTTGTTAACGCGGGCTTTCCAGGCACTCCTTGAGTACCGCACCCATTTACAGGAGGAGGACCAGGGTTAAAAGAAGGGCACCCTGCTGAGTCGGGTAATCCAGCCCAGCTTTGAGTTACTTGTATTTCTCCATACGTCTCTATTTTAGAAATGTTTCCTAAGACTTGACCTGCATCTTCTTCTGATTCCGTTTGTCGTGGACTATCTTCTAACGCCATTGGCCAAAAACTTAAACGATTACTGTTAGTGACTCCTGAGATTTTTGTTCGCACGTCTCCGTTTAAAGGTGGTTCGTGTAAAAACTCCGTTTTAAGGTTAAGTACTTCAGTGTCCAACCCAATTACCGAGTCTCCCACTTTACCTTGAGCGTTTTTAGCGGCAGAACCTCCAATAGGAGTGTTGAGAGGAGTTAATTGTTCAGCAGATAACGGACCAGTTATAGGTTTGGGCGCTCCTACTGGATTTAACTCCCATTTCAAACCGATTTGGTTAAATACTTCTTTATAAGAAATAAACAAAATAGAAGGAGTAATTACCCCGTTCACCCCTCGGTCCACATTGGCATGGGTGGTTAAAGGTCTGTCCAGTAAATTTTTTATAGCTTCCTTTTCTGCTGAAGTTAAAGGTTTGGGTTCTGGATTATCTATAACCACTCCCTCATCCTTCAAAGCTAATTGAGTTTTAGTGATATAATCTGCTTCAGCTAACCTTGCCGCGTAAGAAAAAACTAAATTATCAATGTCATCTTTATAATACGACAGGTCAATATACGGCACACATTGCTGAAAAACATTCAAATACTCAGTTATGACGTTACTTAAAATCTCTGATGGTAGTTTCAAGGAAAAAGAACCGTCTTGTACTTCTTCCGAAATCTTTACACGAGCTCTGTAAGGGCGTTTGTTAAAGGATGGGTTTTGGTTTGTAAAAGTAAATTGGTCCACAGCATTCAACTCAATCATTTTATCTTTGTTATCTTGAATGATGTACTTTATATCAAATACTTGAGCTTTGTGAATTCGTGACAGTCCTTCGTTGGCATTTGTACCATACCCAAAACGCAAATAAATAATAGGAAACTGAGCTTTAACTGTATTCGCACCAGATGTTGCAAAAGCAGAGGTTTGGTCACCTGTTATTTCGTATGCACGGTTCATCCTTTTTTGACGTTCCGTTGCATCTTCAAAAGTATTAAACACAGAACTATTCGCAGGAAATACTTGAGAGTAAAAACCAATTAAAATATTTTCTAATTCCGTGGTCGGATTTAAAATACGTACTTTATAAGAACAGGATTTACTGCCCTGAGAAAAATCACCTTCGAAAGATTCTAATACCCCTCTTAAATTCAGAGGGTCAGATAAACCGTAAAACCCATTCTGTAAACTTGCGTCTTTCCCTAGCCTTTGTCCTCCTTCTTCTACCGACAATAAATCATCACGGTTTAACGACATATAAACTGCCGCAACCTCGTTTGCATTATACGCGGCTGTTTGAGTCATTTTATAATATTGGTACTAGGATTTGTGTCCCTGCTTTAAAGTCTACTTCATAATCGTATGCGTTGTTTGCTTCTACCAAAACCCACCATAACATTTCGTTTCCGTAGGCGGCATAAGCTAGTAAATCTGGACGTCCTTCCATATCATTAGGAACCACAGCTAAGCGGGACTGATTTACATCTTCTAGTCCGTTAACAAAAGTTCTATATTTTGAAGACTGTCCTATATCCGTTATAGTCTTTCCTCGATGAGAAACGGTTACCCCAGCAAAAATATTTTGTCTATCACCATTTAGTGCCATTATGACCTACCTCCCATATCGTTCGATGTTATCGGGCTGCGTGGGAGAGCCATAGGTTCTGGGTCTATACGACTTGTTTCGAATATGTTGTCCCATCCGCGAGGAGTGGTAGGGACTGGTTTACCTTGTAAGTTTCCGTTAACATTAACGAACTCTTCTAAGCTCAGAGTTACTTTTAATCTCTGAGCGGTTAGGGATTTCGTGTCATAACCAGCTGATTCAATAGGTTGAATTTTATAGTCAGTGATAATACACGGAGTAAAGTCGTAAGTGGTTCCCCATTTCAACTCAACTATAGGAGGTCCTTTTACAGGCATTTGTTGTGTACCTATGACGGAGCTTCTAATATTATTAATTATTTTTTGTATTAATGCATGATATCGTAGCCAGTGCGGAGAAGTTCTAGCGACCCACAACAAAGCAAAGTTCCAGTAGTTAGAACCTTGTCGTGATTGGGAAGTATCTTTCCACCATCTGTTCGGACCCCACGGACCATCCGCTACATTGGCACGGTCATTCATCTCACTTACCAAGTCTGATGCTCCTCCAGCAGGGTTACCAGGAGCACTATTAGTATCTCGTTCTAGAACATCCTGAAGATATGTGTTTATAGCGATTACATCTCGATAAGCATCTCCTCGAGTGTTATTCATACTAAACAGTTCGGTAATATCTTGCTGTCCAACCATGTAAGCCATATGAATTAAACTGTAATGGATATCTACTTTAAATTTACGTGCATCACTACCAGTGTACAAACGGACAGGTTCATTTCGTAAAAATATTTTTTGGCTGGCATAGTTTGCTTTTCTAGACTCGGAAATCATAGGGTTTTCGAAAAAGGGAATCCATTCTACACGAGTCATTTTATATTCGTTGGTTGATGCATACTTGAACCGTAACCCACCTCTCTTTTCGAGAGCTTGGTTAATTTGAAAACGTTCAGTTTCGCTTAAAACTTCATTTATCAACCCTTTATCCATTAATTCATCCTCCTACCGGCTCCTATAGGTATGTACCCTCCATCCGAAAGTGCTGTAGTTTGGGTTTCTGTAAGGCTATTACCTTCTTGATTGGTCTCAAGTATTTCTCTAAGGACAGCTGTGTTTTCGTTTATCGCTCCCAAAAGCCCGGCATTAGCGCCTGCCCCTGCTACACTAGGGGGTTCAACGCCTCCTGCGGCTTGTATCGAAGCGTTTTGCGCTCTAGCTTTTATTTCTTCAGGACTCTCACCTAGTATCCCAAAAGTTAGACCGTCTAGTATTGAATTACCGACATTTTTAAGAGTGCCTCCCAACCCAGCGTTAGGGTCAGCTAGCCCACCTTGAACCCCGTCAACTACAGCCATAACCGCAGTAACCGGAAGTGCTACTTTACCTAAAAATCCTTTTGCAAACTTTCCTACTTTACCCAACATACCGGGTTTTATAACTCGGGCTGCGGCTGCGGTAGCTCCTGCGCCAACCGCGAGTCCGGCGCCACTCATAATAGCCCCTATTGCTGGGAGGAACCAATCTTTCATACTGAAGAAATCCGTACCAAACAAATCGTTGAGTAACTTGTCTAACTGTCCGATGCCATCACTTATACCCGCTATACCTCTAGCCATACCTTCATTTATCTGCAGTAAACTGTCTTGGAAAACGTTGGTATTGTTAAGCATTTGTTGCTCCAGGTTAATACTTGCACTTTCCGCAGCGCGTTGAGCGACTTGACCTTCTGACAGGGCTTTGATGTCTGAACCTATACGCTGTTGAAGCATAAAATCCTCTCTGGTGATGCCTAAACTTTGCTCAAATGCGTCAAACAAGAACTGAGAACCGGCTCCTTGTCGCCCTCCTCCCAGCTCTCCAATCTTCATAAGAATTTCCTCGAACTTTTGAGCCATTTCTTCTTCGCCCTCTTGCCCAGTAAACACGACGCCAAGCTTAGCGGCTTTCATAAACCCATCAGTACCCGCTAAAAACGATTTAACGAACCTAGCCGATGCTTCTTGTAACTCGGTATTTCCCTGAGACATACGTGCGGCTATTTTTTGAGCGTTCAAGGCTGCTTTTGGACCTAACTCAACCGTGGTAGACACCATTGCGTCTCTCATTGAGTTAAGGGCGCCAATCAAACCTTCAATAGAATCTTTGTTAGCAATTGCAGTGGAGATTAAAGAGTCTGTCATCGTTAATGACGATTCTTCTGATAATCCAAGAGCTTGAGTATTAGCTCTCATTAACTGAAATGCAGTTTTGTTCTGAACACCGAGGACTTTTAAAGATGCACCAAACTGAAGGGTTCGGTCAGTAAAGCCTACCATACCTAAACTTACGGCGTCAGCAAAAACTTTAATAGATTGTTCGGTGCCTTGGGCTCCTTTAATGAACCTGTCGGTAGCAGCGGTCATACCTTCAGTTGCTTGACCGACTTGACCTAAATTTCTGGCTAAATCACTGCCCATACTGAGGATGTTGCCAGCCATTCCTTTAAGGCTGAACATACTTTTAGTTAAACCAATAAGACCAACCGTATTTTCGGCTATTTTTCCAGCCAATTTTTTTCTACTATCAGCTTCTTTTTTAGCTTTGTCTTCTTCATCACGAGTCTTACCTTTATCTGCTATTTGTCCTAGCAGTTCAATAATTTTCTCGTTCTGTTCTGAGTTGGATTGGTCAGCCATATTATACCTCTACTTTATGTAGGGCTCGTACCTTTCTTACATTATACGTCCTTACACAACATCCTGGGTCTCTAGTTACCCCTTTAATGTCCTCATAAGACACTGAGCCTACAGGAAGACTCCCAAATTGGTTGATGATTGTATCTCTCGCTTTTACTGAGATATCGTTCAGATTGATTCCTGTGAAATATGTACCTCCTTTTTTAGCTGTCCATTTAGGAGAAATCATTATTATAAAAGGTCTAGGGTCAGTAGCTGTTGCAGAATGATACTGAAAGGAGAAAAGGCACCCGGTTACAATCTTTTCAGGTTGTTTTTGCACATCTCTCTGGTCAGGAAGCCTTTTTGTGGTTCCTAAAAATTTACTTTTTTTATTTTTTACCATTTTTGTGTCAGAATTTGAGAAGGATTTACTATATTATATATAAAATATAATTATGGACGATTCAGTACAGCTTAGCGAGTTCATGGAGCAAATAAACTACTGCTTATCTTTAAAGTTTAAAGAAAAATGGAGATACAGGTTCAGTACTCACTTTATAGAAATCTTTCAAGAAAAGGTACTTAAAGCTTTAGAGACTCAAAGACCGCTAAAGATATCTACCCTAGTATCAGCATATACTAAAAAACATAAATACAGTATAATAGAAGTTCGTAACTTCTTTGACCTGGTAAGTATTGAGGAATACTATCCTCTGATATATGAAGACCCTAAGTACTTTGAGATGAAGAAGTCTTTTTCCTAGGTTTCTTATTCTTTACTGCTTCAGCATACTCAGCTAAGTGAGTAGTCGGGTTTTGTTTAGGACACATATCTCTATATCCACACCAGTCACAAAACTGGTTTACTTGAGGAAAGAAGTCATCCTTTTTTTTCTTCCTAATCTCCCAAATTTTCTGTGTCAGCTTCTTCATGTACATTAAAACATGAGGCTCAGAAAACTTAATGTTTACTAGCTTGTCTAGATGAGGGTAATAATGAGCTAACGTTACTGACGCAATTGGGACTTTGTATAGTACCGAAATTGCATAAGCGTACAGCAACATTTGAGGGTCGTGGAATAATTGTCTCTTGGTAGACGCACGTTTGCTAGTTTTGTAATCAATAACTAAGTAGTTGCCGTCTTGGCTTTTTACTACACGGTCAATAATGCCATTTACGGCGTACCCTTGTTTAAGCTCTACAGCGAACATTTGTTCTGTTGAGACTTGTTCGCAAGAAGACAGACTATTGTTAAAATTTACAAAATTCTTAATACATTTTACGGTTTGCCTTTCTCGGGCGTCCTCATCAAACTTGTATTGGCTTTTTACTATTTCGGCAATCTCAAAAAGCTCCTCTTCAGTAGTAGCAGTTACACCTTCTTCCAACACCTTGTGAATAAAGGAGCCGAATTGCAGTGCGTCCGTATTTGTCTCTTTTTCTGGTAAATAATCAATATATTTAAATTTATACTTCAATTTACACTCGTCGTAGACTTTAATCTTACTGGGTGATACCTTATTAATAAACATGCATATACCTCCAATTGTTATTAAAGACTATTTGTGCAAAAAATTTACCGACTTTTCTGAGTCTGGTCGAGAATTCCGCATAAATTCAATATTTACGGATGATGTTAAGCAAAAGTTATACGTCAATTTAGATACCGGTTTGTGGACTGATTTCAAGTCCAATGAAAAAGGGAACTTCTATCAGTTGATTTCTCATATTGAGAACGTTCCTTACGCCGCAGCCAGAAGCTATGTTAAACGGTTAGCGTTTGATGCAGGTGCAAGTCTGTTTGATGTATCTACCCTCAATGTAGAAAATAAAGCGATTGAGGTGTCTCGTACCATAGCCGGTGATGTTGAAGAATTTAAAATGATTCAACCGAAGAAAGATATTAACTCACCAAATTACTTGGTGCGCATGGCTTCTCGGTTTGCCTTGGAACGTAAACTTGGAGGTTTTAAGTTCTATGTAGGATTAAAAGGAAGGTATCACCAACGAATTATTATTCCTTATTTCTACGAAGGCAAACCATTTTATTTTCAAGCCAGAACCCTTATTAATCGTGACCCCAAATACCTAAACCCGAGCAAAAACTTGTACGGAATTAAAACGTCAGAGATATTGTACCCGTTCGATAAATCTCTAGAGTATGTAATGGTTACGGAAGGTCCTTTAGACGCCATGTCACTCCGTGCAGCTGGCTTCAACGCTACTTGTACCCAAGGCTGTAAGATGTCTACAATCCAAGCTAGAGCGCTTAAAGACAAGAGGGTCATCATTGCGTATGACAACGACGAAAGTGGCTCAGAGGGCTTCTATGAAGCTAAGAAAAGACTTCTAACCCAAAGGAATCCTCACCTCTACTCTTTACGTCCTCCGACTGCTTATAAAGATTGGAATGATTTCTGGGTGGCATCTAATCCGCAAGATTTTGAGAAGTATGTTTACTCAAATATCAATCGCGCAGATTGGGAGTTGGATGCTAGCGCACTATTAGTTTAAATTTAGGACTGAGTATAGTTTCTTCTACTAAATCGTATTTGACCGTAATTTCATAAACGCCTCTTGCGCCTCCTAAAACATCATCAGAATACTTAGGTACGATACTAGCCGTATCCCACAAATAAGACATTGTTCCGTGGGTATCTAAATCTACGTGACCCGCTGTGTCCGCAAAATCTTTTATCATAACCCTTGTAGTCAACTCCGGACTTTCATTTAATTTTACGATTCTCATTTGAGGTGCTTGAAGAAGGGAACCCGTCTCCATCAGGTTACGTAAATCTTGTTTTATAGGTTCGTTATCTACAACTAATTCAGTTTTAACCTGAACTCTCTTTTTACTGCCTACTTCAATATATCTTTGTATCAGCTTATTGTTTGTAGTTACAAGTAATGGCTCAGTGGTCGCAAATACATTTGCTGTTCCGAGACTGAACGTGTTAACATACGTTTGTGCTCTAGACCCAACGACATCTACAACGGTCCATATATCCAAATACTTTCCGGTTCCCGATGCATTCTGAGTAAGCAAGTTCCAGTTATTAGCTGGGGCGCTAGCACCATAATAAAACTGTCCTGGTTGTAATATTACAGAAAAATGTCCATCTTCTACTTTAAAGATAGAGCTAGCCGCATATTTTAAATCTCCTGCATAGCCTGTAGGTCCAGGACACGCAGACACGTTAGCATTAAAACCCGTTTTATTCCCAGCGGCGTCACGCTTGTAATTTTGGAATATCATACGTTGATTAGTTGCACTAACCAAACCATAATTATCAGCTGTAGCCCCAGGATTTAGGTTTATATAAGGGTCCGCCGAACCAAACGCGGTATCGGGGAATATGGTAACCGAACATACCTGGAACGGGTCAACTTGAGCCCCGGCTTTAACAAAATAGAAATCTAGTTTAGCAGGTACAATAGGAGAAGGACGATTACCCCTCTCAATCACGGTTACTCCATTGAATTTAGTCATGTCTTATTTATTTAGGGAGGAAAGAGCCTCTTTCTCTCTTTCATTCTCATCAATTAATAACTTCATGAAATCATCACGTTCAATGGCTGTCATCATGTGAATATCTTGGTAGGTAAACCCACCGTGTTTTACTAAAGTATACGCTTCTTTCGCTAGATGAGCGGTTCTGTCATCTAGCTCGCTGAGAAAAAAGAGTCTGAGAAAGGAATAAAGCTTTCTGTAACGGCTCCACAAGAAGCACACTCGTAAGACATGTTTTTGTTCATACCGTAACGGCTTTTAGTCAACTCTTCACGGAAGAAAGCGATATCTCTAACGGTCGTCCCTTCAAAGAATCCTTTAATAACTTTTTGCTCGCTATACTTTCCTACTGACAGAGCGAAGCGGTACAAATTGTCCGTAAGCTTAGAAGCGTCGTCAAAATACTTCTCATCTTTACAACGAGGAGTTACAAATTTTACTTCTTGTTTCGTATCCGGTAAAGTGATAGTGAAAGGTTCTTGATAACCGTCTTCTGCGTACTCCACAGGAACGTTTGAAATATCTACCGTTAGTTTGTTAGTCGCTCCACACTCTCTACAATCCGTTGAAATTACATAAGAATCTCCATAAGATATTTCACGTAATTTGAACAAGATATAATTCTTATCTTCTAATGTCATGGAATCAAAATCCAACCCTTGTACACATTCACGGACCAATTCATTAATAACACGGACACCATGACCTGTTCCTTTAATACTTCTGAGTTTCTTCTCTTGAGCAAACGTAAAAGGACGTATCATAATGCTTTCATCACAGTCCACATAAGCAAGTCCTCTAGATGGTAGTTTTAACGCTCTCCAATCTTGATTTACTGCAACTTCCCCAAGAAGTTCTGCTACTGCATCTGATAATTTACCGTCAAAATGTTCAGTAACTTTCACCTCTTCTTCTTGTTGAATAGGTTTAACAGTTTCTTCGTTTTTCGGAGAGGTTACAGGTGCGTCTGGCACACTAACCCCTTGTTCAGGAGTGGCTCCTGCTTGCTCCATATGTTCACGAGCGAGTTCTATAAGAGATTTTTCTTTTTCTGGTTTAGACATAATTATTTTGATAGTTTGGTACTATTATACTATAATAGTGTGATGCTTAAAATTATTGTAAAAAATAATGAATCTTTCTTAAAGACGGATGACAAAAAACTGTTAACTACTTTGAAGAAAAAATACAGCGCGAAAGTCCCTGGTTATAACTATTCTGCTGCGTATAAACGACGCGGGTGGAATGGTGAGAAATATTTCTTTTCCGACAAAACAGGTAGGTTTGGGACTGGTCTTCTTTCATATATTACCGAAGACCTCACTTATTTAGGGATGGACTACGAAATCGAAGATTTACGAGATTGTCCACATCTAGATGATATATCCTTACCGGGGATAACTCTACGAGACTATCAAGAATCTTTAGTACGTCAAGCATTGTCAGAGAAAGGATGTATTCTCCAAGCCCCTACAGGAGCCGGTAAGACTTTGGTTTTAGGAGGTATCCTCAAAGCATTAAAAGAAAAAACAGGTCTTATATTCTTTACAAAGAAGCAGTTGCTGAAACAAACTTACGATGACCTCAAGAAATGGGGGTTTGATGTGGGAATGGCTTTCGGGGATGGGGTAATTATTAAACCTATTACCTTATGCACAGTCCAATCGATTGATAAGGTAATTGATACCCATTTAAAAACCTCAGAGTTTATTATCTTTGACGAGGTACATGAATTCGCAAAAGGAAAAGTCGCTACCAAAGTAATTAAGTCTTTCCCTAACGCCACATACAGGATTGGTATGACCGCTACCGTTCCTAAAGACCCTATGAGCAGGTTAAACCTCATCTCAGGACTCGGAAGGGTTATTAAAGACGTAGATGCGTTAGGATTGATAGACGATGGTTTTTTAACCAAACCCTTGATTCAAATAATCCCAGTCAAGGATACAGGTACCGTGGAAGATACAGAACTTTCGTATCGAGAAGTTTATGAAAAGTTTATTACGGAAAACGAATTACGTAACGAGATGATTACCGAGCTCGTAAAAAAAATACAAGAAAAACCTTCAAGAACTTTAATTATCGTAAAAGATTTAAAACACGCCGAACTTCTACACGAGAGCATTCCTAACTCTTTTAAATTAGAAGGAAAAGATGATTTATCTGTAAGACAAAAAACAATCGATAATTTTAAAAATAGTGAGCATAGTGTTTTGATTGGAACGACTATTATGCAAACAGGTATTGATATTCCTGAGATTACACATCTCGTAAATGCGCGGGGACTTAAATCTGAGATTGCTACGTTACAGGCTCTAGGAAGAGCGCTACGTATACATAAATCTAAGAAGAGAGTATTTATTTATGATTTCTTTGATAGGGCTCCCTATTTAGAAAAACACGCCAAGGAAAGGATTAAGTCCTACGAATCCTTAGGATTGGAGATTAACAATGAAAAATAAACAAGAAGAAGAAAAAAAATTAAACCAGTTAACGCCGGTTGCACTTGAACGTATTACCATTATGGAACAAACGTTAGCTAAAATGAAAAGCCCTCAAACCACGGTTAACGAGCAAACAATTAAGGAGCTCGATAACTTAATATCTGAGCTCCTTGTCTTGCGGTCTAGCTTTGTAGATAATGTAATTAACTGGACTAAGCAGGGCTACCTGGTTGAGTAGGTCCTTCTTCTGCCGCGTCTTGGTCTTGAGACATTTCCTCTTCTGTTTCATCAGCAAAGTCTAAGTCAATTTCTTTAGTAATATTTTCTAAAGAAGCAACCATATCTCTCCATTCGGAGTTAGCAGCTACTTCACCAGTTTGGACATCTTGAGCTTCAGCAG